CGATCTTAGAGTTAAATATAATACCGACAGTCAGGGAACTGGTTCTGTAAATAATATTTTAGATGTTTATCCGTGGCTACAAAGTTATTTGGGAGCTTATTTATTAGGTGGTGCTGGTAGTTTTCAAATGAGGGTAGTTAGAGGATAATGGCAGGTCAATTAGATTCACTATTTAAAAATGTTGCAAAAAGTGTTGTGTCTCAATTAGGTGCATCACAAGATTACAGTATTACTTATACAAAGAAAACATCTCCTTCTTATAACACTTCTACGGGTGTTTTGACTACAACTGATACTAGCTACAGTATTAAAGTTCCAATATCATTTGTTAGATCAGAAGAAGAAACTGGTCAAGAAATGAGACAGGCAAAATTGTATATAACACCAGATCAGATAGGAGATAATCAAGTTGATATGGATGATGAAATTACATTAAGTTATGCTGGTTCAAATAGAGTTGCACAGATAGTTGATATTGACACAAAAAGAGGCGGACAAGTTTATTTATTTAGTGTTTTGGTACGGTTCTAATGGCAACAAGACGCTTAAAAGATTTACCTAAAGATTTAGATAAACAAATTAGTGCAGGTTTTAATAATGTAATAAAAATTGCTCATTTTAAATTATCTAATGAAGAGAGTGCTGTTCCAGATCCTATGCCAGTATGGACAGGTTTCTTTGCTTCTAGTTGGAAAGCATCAAATAGCCCTGTAACAGCAAATCATAAAGTAGAAAATTTTCAACCCTGGGCAGGAATAAAAAGAGAACGTAGTCTTAATTTTTTTGAAAAAAGAAAACGAGGAGACTTTACACCACAAGAGCGACCTGCGAATCCAGAAGTTCGGATAAGGTTTCCTGTTGGAGATGGTAATAAAGTTTTTAATTACAGAAAATCAGTTTTTATTGGAAATAAAGCTGTATATTCTCAATACGTTTTAGAAACTGGAAAAATTCAAAATTTTATTGTAGATGACTTAGCTACAATAATTAAAGAAAATATGACAGAGAAAGGTAAAATATTTATAGGAGGAAAAGTATCTGAAAAATTTGGAGGTACATCTTACACAGGATTTTAAGAATGACTTTAGTAAACGCAAGAGCAGCATTTGAAAAAGCAGTTACAGACGCAGTTGCAGCAGCAGATAATACTGTTGAGATGGTATATGACAATGTTCATTTTGTAACTCCTGGGAAAAGTAAAAAGTATATTTTGATGAGTGTAAATTTCACACAATCAACTTTACAAAACCAGGGAGCAGCTTCAGATTATTATGCTGGTGTTATCCAATGCAATGTTTACGTTCCAAAATCAAAGGGTACTTCAATATTATCTAGTATCTCTGAGGCAGTAATTAATGGATTGACTTCTGTTAATGCCTCTAATTATACAGATAGCTTCAGTTGCAAACCTAGAGTATTAGATATAAATGGCCCAACTCCATTGGAAATAGAGGATAGAAGTCATTTTATTGGAGTAATATCTTGCCAATTTTCGGCAAACGCTTAGTATAATAGAGTAGCAATCTAATAAATCTATGGAAGCCATTGAACTTCTCAAGAACAAATTTGGTGTAAGTCAAAAATATAAATATGAATTAAAAGATGGAGAAGAAATACTTTTAGAAATTTACTGGAATCCATTAACAATGGCAGAAAGAGAAGTAATAACCGCAATGTCTCCTGAAGATACTAGCGGAAATGATTTTGCTTTAAATCTTATGATTACTAAATCTTTAGATGAAAACGGAAAAAGATTATTTCAAGATGGACACAAGGCTTCATTAAGAAGAGAAGTAAATTTTGCAACTTTACAAGAGATACAACTTGCAATGCTTACTTCTGGATCTGAATATAAAGTGGAGGAAGCGAAAGCAGATTTAAAAAGCTGAGAATAATTGGTTTGTATTGTTTTTTTTAGCAAAAGAGCTAGGAATGACAGTTAAAGAGTTATCAGCCAAATTAACTAGAGAAGAATTAGTAGGTTGGATTGCTTTTTATGAAATAAAAAATGAAGAAGAAAGTAAAGCAATGGAAAAAGCTCAAAACAAATCACGGGCAAGAGTTCCAAAAAAGAGGTAAACTGAAATAAAGTTTTTTTGTTTCTGTGGCTGATTACGGAGTTAATATAAATTTTAGAGTAGTCGGAATGTCAAAAGTTGACAGGGCTACAGCAAAAGCAAAGCAATTAGAAGAGTCTGTAAATAGAATAAGGGATTTTGATTTAGCAAAAGCTATGCCTGGAAAGGTTGGAGATAGAATATCTGAAGCTACTGGTCAGATTAGGAAATATGCTCAACAAATAAATAAAGCAAAGAAAAGTCAAGATAGTTTTAAAGAAGTAATTGGTAAAACTCAAAATCAACAAGAGGCAGCATTAGAAGCGTTTGAAGAAACTAGAGATTCTGTACAGAAAGGATCGGTTATTTATGACGAGATGACAGATGCTATCCATAATCAAAAAAATGCAATGGCGAAGCAAGATAAGATTTTAAAGGGAGAAACTCTATCTAAAAATAAAAATTCAGAAGCAACAATAAAAAACACAAAAGCACAAAAAGAAGCAGCTTTGGCACGTTTAAAATTAATGAAAACTGTTGGAGGGGTTCTTGGTAGTGCAACTATTGGTGGTGCCTTTCCATTTCTTTTTGGTCAGACAGGAATTGCAGCAGTTGGTGGTGCAGTTGGTGGTGCAGCAGGTGGAGCATTAGCAGCAGTTCCAGGATTTCAACAGTTTGGATTTGCCTTATCTATTGCTGGTACAGCTATTGGGCAATATTTAGATCAGCAAGAAAAATTGAATAAAAGTATTACTAAAGTTAATTCTTTATTTATCTCAATGGGAGATGGAGCTACTTTTAGTACGAAAGAAGTTAAAAATTTAGCAAAAGAAATAGGTATAACGAATGAAGAAGTCGTAAAATTATTAGATACTAATAAACGATTTGGAAAAGAAGGTAGTAGTGCTCTGATTAGCTTTTTTGGAGCAGATACAGATAAACGGATAGGTCAACTGCAAGCTATTAGTCAAGTAGAAAATTTAGCTACAGCTATGAAAGCAATTCAAACACTTGGAAAAGATATAACTATTGAAGATGAATTTAAATTAATCAATATGGCGAGACAAGAAGGTTCATTAGCTGTTCAAATTGAAATGCAAAGAATAATCTTGAAAATACAACATAAACAGAATATAGAAGAAGCAGAAAGATTAAAACTTGGAACACGATTTAATGTTCTTGTAGGACAATCAGTTAAAGCTCTAGTGGAAAGTTTAGGTTATGAACATATGGGAGAAATTAGTGTCGGTAAAATATTACAAGATCAAATAGATGCAGCTATAAAAAAATACGAAGAATTAGATGCGTCTTTAGTCGAATCACTGAAAAAGATACAAGGATTAGCTAACGCTTATTCAGATGCAAGATTAACTATTGCAGATGAAATAGATAATATGAACAAAAAAATAAAAGTCATGGTAGATGCTCAAAGTCAGGTAGTTATGGCTTCTAGACAAATAAAAGAATCTTTTGCTGATTCGTTTAAAGGAATTATAAAAGGAACTATGACTGTTACCGATGCTTTTAGAAATATGTTAAACAAAATAGCTGATTATTTCTTAGATACAGCAGCACAGTTAGCAGCAATGCAGTTACAAAAAGGATTCCTAGGGTTCATGGGTAATATATTTCCTTCGTTACGAAAGTCGGATGTAGGTCTTGATGGAACAAAAGCTGCTGGTGGGCCAGTAAGGGGTGGAGGTACTTATCTAGTAGGAGAACGTGGGCCTGAATTGTTTACACCAGGAATTTCTGGTGGGATTACACCTAATCATGCTTTAGGTGGCGGAACAAGTGTAGTAGTAAATGTAGATGCTTCTGGTTCTTCTGTTGAAGGTGATGAAGATAGAGGCAGAGAGCTTGGCCGTCTTATATCTGTCGCAGTACAATCTGAATTAGTACAGCAAAAAAGACCAGGAGGATTACTTGCATAATGGCTACATTTCCTTCAATAAAACCTACATACGGACAACAAAAAAGATCTGCACCAAATACTAGAACTGTTGCCTTTGCTGATGGGTATGAACATAGAATATTATTTGGGTTAGCAGAACACCAAAATCCAAAAATTTATAATTTTACTTTTAATGTCTCTGAAGTCGAAGCAGACGAAATAGAAACCTTCCTTGATGCCCGTGCGGAAGATTCTGATAGCTTTGATTTTACTGCTCCAGGAGAAGCTACTGCACAAAAATTTGTATGTCAGGGATGGTCAAAATCTATACCATATAACAATAGAGCTACAATACAGGCAACATTTAGAGAAGTATTTGAACCATGAGTACTGCTCCGATTATTACTGATCTACAAAAGATCAATCCTTCAGCAATAATTGAATTATTCAGTATTACAACTGAAACTGCATTACATGGTTCAGCAGCAACTTATAGGTTTCATAATGGAACAAATGCAATAAGTAATGGAGATATTATCTGGGCTGGTAATACCTATATAAAAATGCCAATACAAGCAGAAGGTTTTGCTTTTCAAAAAGGACAACTTCCCAGACCTACTCTTACTGTTAGTAATGCTCTTGGTACTATTACAGCTATCTTGTTAAATGTAAACTCAATTACTGTTGGAAATGATTTAACAGGAGCTACTGTGACAAGAATTAGAACTTTGGCACGTTATCTTGATGGAGTTAATTTTCCTGGTAATACAAATCCGTTAGGAACACCAGATCCTACCGCAGAGTTTCCACAAGAAATATATAAAATAGACAGAAAATCAGCAGAAAATAGAGAGGTAGTTCAATTTGAATTAGCAGCAGTATTTGATCTTGCTGGTATTCGTGCTCCCAAAAGACAATGTACTAGGACAGAGTTTCCTTCAATTGGTACGTTTATAGCATGAATTGGAAAGAAGAAGCACTTGCTCATGCGAAAGACCAAGATCCTAAAGAGTCTTGTGGTCTTTTATTAAATGTTAGAGGAAAAGAAAGATACTATCCTTGTCGTAATCTTTCCATGACAGATCATCAATGTTTTATTCTTGATCCAGAAGATTATGTAAAAGCTGATAATACTGGAGAGATTACAGCTATTGTTCATAGTCATCCCGTAACACCTCCTGTCGCTAGTCAGGCAGATCAAATTAGTTGTGAACAAAGTAAACTTCCATGGCATATTGTTAATCCAAAAACAGAAACATGGGGATATTGTGAACCCTGTGGATACAAACCACCTTTACTTGGCCGTCCGTGGGTTTGGGGTGTTACTGATTGTTGGTCTTTAGT